GTCTGCTAAACCGCGGTCTTGGAGATGGATAAGGATCTAGATTAATTACTACCATTAAACTTCTCCAGTGCATTTTCTAGAATTAGGACTTTTAAATCTTTTTCAAAATGATTTAGAAAACATGGTTTTTTCAAGGATTCATTTGCCGCAATGTAAGCCAATAAGTACGCTAACATAGAGTGATTATCTCCTGTTTCGTATTCAACCGATAACGGTTCAAACTTTTCTTCTGTTTCCTCATAAGTGAATGTGATATTGATTTGTTTAGGCATTTTCAACCTCCAGCAACTTCCCACATCTAACAGCTAATTTTTCAGCACTGTCAGATATTTTCGTCCAATCATTTGCCAATCGCAAAAGTGGCGACTGGTTTTGATCAGTGTTAAATTTATTGAGTAAATCCTCAAAATTGAAATCAGGCATTTTTCATATCCTTCCATAATTCATCTAGCCATTCAAGCAACATACTAGCTTGTTTCATAGCCAGCTTTTCATTGTCGTATTTTTTTGTGAACTCCTCAAGAGATTTCACAACCCAGTTCCAAAACTCATCTGTCATGAAACCAAGTTTCGCAGCTTGATTGTTACACTCGTATATCCAGTTTTCTACGTCGGCAAAAAATTGTTTATAGTCCATAATTTTTATACCTCACCTCCACCCCTGTTATTTTATTTTTGAATTTTACAGTTCGACTTTTTTACTTCTCTAAACTTCATCTTTTGTGTGTCAATGGGGGTTGGGAATAAACCCACCCCCTTGACATCAATTGTTAAGTTTACTTAGAGGGCTTTTTGACCCCTTTTTTTGACCGTCAAAATGCCTAAAGCACATTAGGCTTTTTGGTACTTTTTAGGGTATAACTTTCAGGGCTTTTTGACCATGGTATAGGTATCAATTTTCCTTATCTGTTTCAGGCTTTTTGACCCAACCATTACTATCTCTTTCATAGTCTTCACTGTTATCTATCCATTTTTTTACAGTCTCTTTGTTAGGCTGCCCTTCAATTCCTTCAGCTAATTTACCAATGAGTACTTTACCTTCTTCGTCCATTAGAAAGTCAAATGCCATGTCTAATTTTTCTTTATTAGCAGCAGCTCGTGCAGCTTTTTTGTCCTCTGATGAGTTCGCTTCACTACCTTTTCTAGCTCCACGCTTGTAAGGTGGCTCACTACCAACTGGCTCAAGGTCTTTCAGTACTCCAGCATCATCAGAATAATGTAGCGGATAATTAAACCATAAATTGACTGAATCAAACTTAGGAAATTCTCGGAGCGTTCCTTCAAGTCGCCATGCGGTCATAAGGTCAACACGCTTGCTAAGTGGTTCTAACTCAAATCCTGCGATACGTTCAGCACGTTCAGTCCCTAGTGCTGCTGTCAGATGCTTGCGCATTTCAGCAGCTGATAAGAAATCATCTTGGCCAATTTCAGGAAAGTAAGCAGGTTTTTCATCACTGATAATATCTGCATAAAATTTAGCTGTAGCTCTATTTTTCTGCTGATCACGTAAAGATTTTGTGACGTCTAACTCTATCAGGTCAAGAATGGCATCAGGATCACGTGCAAACACGCCTGAACCACTTGAGCGGTCCATTGATGATTTACCACCCTGTGCTCCTTTCGAGTGATGGTGGCAGTAAATTACTGATGTTCCCAATTCCATGGCCACCTTATCGAAGTTATTCGTAAACTTAGCCATTTGCTCTGCATCGTTTTCCGAACCTGTCAATACTTTATAGATAGGGTCAATGATGACGGCATCGAACTTCTCTTTTTGAGCACGTCTGATCAGTTTAGGCGTTAGCTTATCCATTGGGATAGAGTGACCACGCATGTTCCAGATACTGATATTTTCTAAGTGTTTAGGCGGTATGCCCATTGACTGATAGATATCCTTAAACCGTTTATAGGCTGACGGTCGGTCCAACTCCATGTTGAGATAGAGGACCTTTCCCATTTCACAATTAAAGCCAAACCATGGAATACCTTCAGCAATTGATATGGTCATCTCCATAAGTGCAAATGACTTCCCAGCCTTAGATGGTCCAGCAATCAGCATCTTATGCCCACGTCTTAGCACACCATCTATCAAGACTGGTGCAAGTGGTGGATCTTCTTGGAACATCTCGGCCAAACTCTCAAACTCTGGTAAGTCATCGTTCAAGTCCTCAATCCACGTTTGCCATTCTTCCCAGTTCGCCTTACCAATGTTGGTATCAATCAGAAATTGCTTATGATCGCCACGGACAACACCAGGCATTCGAGATAAGCGAGATGGATTCTTATTCTGACCATCAACTTGTAAGCCATTCTTATTACAGATTTTATAGAGATACTCGACTCTTTTTCTATATTCTTGATAATCGTTGGCATCTACTTTGACAATTGCGTGAACCGATTTACTGCCAGAATAGACAAGCGCTGCAATTGGTAATTCTAGCTCACGCATGACTGCGTTTTGCTTTTCTATAGACAAGTTATCAGATTCTACTAGAGCATACTTGAATTCTTTAACGTTATCATTTTTGACGCCTTTGCCGTCTAACGGATTGAAACGAATCCATGCCCCTGCCTCTTGGTTATAATCACCTACAACCCAACCAATATCTTTGCTTTCCGAGTACTTATCAAGCTCATTAAGAAGTTGTTCAGCTGTTTTTGAGTAGATGCCTGAACCGCTAACAGAAAATTTACCATCTTCTTTTTGCCACGAATCAACAACATAACTGACATAATCATCGTTTGCAAAAAGCGTTTTGATGTATGTTTTAAGCTGCGTAACAGGATTCCAATTGTTATCAGGTTCATGTATTTCTTTACCTTCAACCCACGATTTATCAACAATTTTATAATTCCCTGTACTTTCATAGCTTATTTCATCATCCCAGCCGAATGTTTGCATACCATCTCCATCATATTGACGAGGTGTCCACCCATTTTCCTTTGCTTTCATAGTAATGAATGCACCAGTGACTGGTGTATCCTTACTATGACCAAGTGACTGCCATTTACTTTCCATTTCTCGTGGATTGTATCTACTATCTTGTTGTGACCATGTGTCCCACACGTCGAATCCATAGCCTTCCTGTTTCAAGGCCATGCCCACCGACACCCAATCAAGATAATCTAACTGTGTCGGTGGTATATATTCGAGTAGTGGGACTAGGTCAAATTTATCTTCCAATGATATTTACCTACTTTCTTTGGTATAATTAAGTTAAAAAAATTTATATATAAGGAGTTTTGATTTGAAAAAAACAATTACCGTTAATTATAGGGATGCGTCCAATAATGCAGAAGTTAATTTACCAAATTCATGTCCACATTGCGGTACGACAATGAATCCCGATTTTATTTTCTCTACATCAATGGATAACAGATATGACAATATTCGAACTATTGGCATATTTTTACAATGTACCGATTCAAGCTGTCTAAATTACTTTACAGAAAGATACAGGTATTCTTCTGAATTTAAATATTTCCGTCACATTGAAAATTCATACAGACCACCTATTAAAGTTGAGTTACCTGATAATATTGAAAAAGTATCATCAACATTTGTTGAAATATACTCTCAAGCTACTAAAGCTGAGTCTGAAGGTTTAAATCAAATTGCAGGAGTTGGCTATAGAAAATCTCTTGAATTCTTAATCAAAGATTATGCAATTAGAAATAGTCCAGATAAAGAAGAAGTCATAAAAAAGAACTTTTTAGGTAACGTAATAACAGATTACCTAACTGATTTCCCTAAATTACAAAATCTTGCACAAGCCGCAACCTGGATTGGTAATGATGAGACTCATTATGTAAGACGACATGACGATAAAGATATACGTGATATGAAACAATTTATAAAGTCTGCTTCTCAATTTATTGCAGCTGACTATGATGCTGACTTAGCAGAAGAATTTATTTCTGAATCTTCGTCTTAAGAAACTCTATTAACTTTTCATTTGTTTCAATTGCTGTTTTTAAACTCTGAGAATTCATATCTAGCAAAGCCTCTAAAAATACAACTTTTTCTTTAAGTGCTTTAATTTCTTGATCCATTTTAATCACCTTTATATTCTGCGGGATTTATATCGGCAGGAATCCGCCAGCCATTCCCAGCAATCCTGTCAATTAACTTTCTAGCACTATCAAAATTCCAAGTGCCCACATGCTGGAAACCACGACTTTCTAAAAATCGAATCTGCTTAGGGGTCGTGAGTCCTGACATTTTACGCTTGTTTAACTTATCAAGTAAGATTGTAGCTTTACCAGCGTTTTCAATCTCTTCAGGAAAGATGCCGAATTTTTCAAGCGCCGCTACTTGTTTATCAGAAGGTGGTGCCATCTCCCATCCAAATGAAGGTGCATAGTTCATCAGGTCCTCGGATTGGATAGACATCTCGAATTGCAATGGATCCACTAGCTTGCGCTTACGCTTCTTCATCTCAGCCAATTTCTCAGCAAGTGAATTCTCACGATCCTGAACGACTTCACTCTCTGCAACTTCTGCAATTTCTTCTAAATCAAATAACGCTGGCTGTTCTTCTTCGTCAAGTTCTGCCATTTTTTCGGTCATCTTAGCAGCTATCTCTTCATCTTTAGCAATCAGATTGGCTGGATGGACTAGCTCGTGACGTTCTATATGCCAAAGGAAGTCAAGGATAAGACAATCCTCTTTTCCTTTAGCAAGTCGTAATCCTCGTCCAATACACTGCACGTAGAGCGGTCGTGATTTAGTAGGTCGTAGCATTATCACACAGTCTACTTCTGGCGAATCCCAACCCTCGGTTAGGAGCATTGAGTTACATAGTACGTTGTACTTTCCTGCATCAAAGTCTGCTAATATTTCAGCACGATCTTTTGACTCTCCGTTGACCTCAGCTGCTTTAAAACCTTTTTCGTTCAGAATATCACGGAATTTCTTAGACGTTGCGACTAGTGGTAAGAAAATGACAGTCTTACGATTACTACAATACTTAACCATTTCGTCAGCTATCTGATAAAGATACGGATCAAGTGCGCTACTGACATCACTTGCCTTAAAATCTCCTGCTGACATCGAGACGCCTGATAAGTCAATTTTCAAAGGGATTGTCAATGCCTTCATTGGTGATAAGTAACCGTTTTTGATTGCATCAGGTAGAGAATACTCATAGGCCAATGAGTCAAAATACTGCCCTAGATTTTTCTTATCTGTCCTATCTGCGGTAGCTGTAACACCTAAGACTTTAGCGCTACTAAAGTAGTCAAGTACTGATTGATAGCTACTGGCCATGATGTGATGGGCCTCATCAACTATGATTGTGTCGTAGTGATCAGGTTTAAAACGCTTCAAACGTTTCTCACGCATGAGAGTCTGCACGCTCCCGACTGTGACACGGAAAAAGGAATTTTCTGCGGTATCGTCTGCTTTCTCTACTGCCGTTTTCAATCCTGTTACCTTGAAAAGTTTGTCTGCTGCTTGATCAAGCAATTCGCCACGATGTGCCATAATTAGCACACGTTCGCCTTTGCTAACAAGTGTCTTGGTTAGATCTGAAAATGTAACGGTCTTACCTAGGCCAGTTGGCAACACGAGTAGCGTTTTTCGATTACCATTTTCCCATTCTTCCTGAATGTGTTCATTTGCCTCAATCTGATAAGGACGTAGCTCCATCTTCTACCTCCTCTAGTTCTAAAGACATTTGTGGATCAGCTTCTTTTTCTAATTCATAAGCCTTTGCTTCAGCAGCATTATAGTCTTCATCAAAATCAAACTTGACTGTGACCATGTAATCTTTTTCTTTGTATGAAAAATCCTGACCAATACTTACAAGCCATTTTGAAAATTCCTTGACAGCTTCAGATGATTGAAACTTAAATTTTCCAGTAAGATTTTTTTCAGCTAACATTCTTACCCTCCGAAGTTATAGCCACCAGTTGGCGGTGTTTGTGGTTGTTGAGGAGTTGCACCAGGGAAAGGCGTAACTGGTGGTTGTTTATTTGCCTGCGGTGGGGTTGGTGGCACTGGTTGTTGATAATTTTGTTGAGGTGCTTGATATGCTGGGGACGCTGCTTGTTGTGTAGGTTCGTTGAAAGTCTTCACACGATTGTTCTTGCCAGGATTACCATCCCTATCTGTATAGTTGTTAATTTCAAGCTCAGCTATTCCTTTGGCACCCAATACTGCTTGCCAATTTGGACGGAGTGGTTCCCCTTTTTTCTTTTGACCAATTGAAATAAAGAACTGAGAGATTCTCCATTCTCCCTTGCCATACAGATACAAGTTTTCCTTAACTGTTGACTTTTCACCTGTAGAAGCATTAATGAATTCCAATGATAAAATAGCCATATTAGTTCCCGTAGGTACTTTTGCTTGATAATTAGGTTTTGGCTGATAAGTACTGCGTTCAAAATTCACAACTGTGAAAGGATAATTACCTGCATCAAACAATGCAAAAGGTGTTCCCTCATTTGAAATTTCATCATCCCAACCAAATGTTTGCATATCTTCCATTTTTCTATTCTCCTTTTTCTAAAAGCCTCTTTTGGCTGTAATTTGGGCAAAGATGTTCGCCCATTGTGCAACAAGTCCACCTTGTACTAAATCAGATGGATAATCTTTGACTGATACCTCTGCAGGCATAAACCCTTTTTCAACGACAACTGCCTTGACTTCATCTTCTGTCACGCCATTTGCGGTCATAAGTTGCGCAAGTTGTGGATCAATACCTGGATCAATCACAATTGGATCACGTCCAAAGTTCGGTGCAGGTTGTTCAGGTTGTGCAGCTGCTACAGGTTGTGTAGTGTTAGCTTGATTTATCGGTATTAATTCTGTTTGCTCTGGTTCAATCGGTGGTTGAACTGGTTGAACTGTCGGTGATGTATTGAAAATATGTGCAATAGATGCATAGTCAAATGGTAACTTGTCCGCCAGTCCATGACGATTTTTAGCATCCCACCCTGGATAATGTGTCGCATACATAACCCTATGACCACCAGTTGCCTTTTTGGATTTGGTTTTTTCGTCAGTCAGAACTGTCATTTCATAGTTAGCGAATAGCACCATGTCAGCCCATTCCTTAACGATAGCCCCAGTTTTATCTTCCATCTTGAGTTGATACCGATCAAATGCTCCCATCTGATCAGGCTCTTCTTTCTTTTTTAGTTTTGCATGGGCAGTAAGCACTACATTAATGCCAAGCTCTACTAAGTCAGATAATTTGTTGATAAGTAATCCAAACTCTTTTTCTAAGGCGACGTATTTAGCACCGTAATCATTATTACTATCAGTCCATTTACCAAGAACTGCTAAGTGCTCTTTACAAATTCGTTCAGCCCAGTCTGCACTATCAATAATAAGTGTGCTACAAATTCTACTTTGCTTAACGTAGTTCACTTCATCTAATAACATTTGCCAGCTATTCGGATTATCAAGACGTTGGACGTTCATGTTTGATGTAGACCCTTCCGTGTCGATAAAGACAGGGTTAGGGAACTGTGATGCAAACGTTGACTTACCAATCCCCTCCACACCATACAGCACAACTTTTTGAGCGGTAGCTGTTGGACCGCTTGTGATATTAAAACTCATTTAATTTCTCCTTTAAAATTGATACTTAGGTGCTTCTACTGCTACTTGAGGCACTTCTTCACTATAGCCATCTGTGATAATAATAGAACACTCATCACCAGTAGAGACACGAGTGGCGATAATCTGTAGCTGTTCAGTCTCAGCCCATTGGCCAAACTCCGTCAATGTTTCAAGGTCGAATTGTTCTAACTTATCCACAAGAATGAAACCACATTCAGGGTTAAGCTTACGGACAATAGCCGTTGATACCTTCAACTGTTCAGCGCCTGACATATTGTCCCACTTCTGGCCGTTGTAAAGAAGTTCACCTTCAGCAACTGATAGCCCAGGCAATGGTAAGTCAGCATTATCAAGCAGCTTAGTTTTTTCAAGCCTGATACCCTCAATCTCAGATGTCAGTCCATCATACTGGTCTTTGTAATTTTGAGCATCTTCATTAGCTTTATCCTTATCAAGGTTGGCTCTAACTTTCAAATTAATCTGTTCAACTTGCGCAATATTTTGCTCAAGCTGAACAGTTGATTCATCATGTAGATCAAGCGTAGACTTTTCAGCTATCTCAAGCTTAGCTTCAATGTCAGCACGTTCAGCGATTAGTCTATCAATCTCACTATCAAGATTATCTTTTAACTGCGCTAACTGGTCACGTTGTGATCTCAGACGAGCATTTTCACCATTCTTGGCCAAGATTGACTGCTGTTGTGTGATAAGCTCAGACACACTCACAAGGTCTTTAGGTGCATCAGGATAATAGACCTGTTCGGCAGCAAACTTTTTCTTTTGATCAGCGATTTGACCAATCGCAGTTCGCTGGTTGTATTTTTCATTTTCCTGTTGTTCAAGTGAGGCCAACTGTTCACCGACTCCGATGATTTGAAGTAAAGTCTTAGCCTTTTCTGAGTTATTAGCTTCAATGAATTTAGGCAAGTTTATTGAAAACTCTTCAACGAAGCTATTCAAAAGCTGTTGACCTGCTTTGTTCCCGCTTGGGTCAATTACCTTCAGATCACTATTCTTGCCGTCACGACGTATCTCTAGGCCATTGTCAAGGACAATATGCAGATTAGGTGGCAATACGCTGCCCTCACGGTGCGCTTGGCTAGGTTTATATTTGTTTCCACCTAATGCCCAAGCAATTGAGTCCAAGATTGATGTCTTGCCTTGACCATTGCGACCTCCGATTATCGTCAAGCCGTTAGCTGTCGGTTCGAGTTTGACAGCTTTTACACGCTTGACATTTTCTATTTCTAGTTTGTTAATTTTTACCATGTTTTTTCTCC